GGTGGCAATCTTGGTGGACAATCAGCATCAGCATACGACCAATATATATTGCAGCCTAACATCAAGGTTGACGACGACAATCCTGAAAACAATTACAAGTATTTCAAATCGTGGGCAGTATTCAATCGTGACCAAGTCAAAGGCCTTGAAGATATCAAAGAGGACCAGCCATTTGAAACTGTATATTCGATTGATAATAATACACGGCATGCCATCAATACTTATATCTCATTAACCAAAGCTGTCATCCAACATAAAGGTGATCGTGCTTATTACCGACCATCAGAAGACTATATCAATATGCCTGACGTCGACAAGTTTAAGGATGAGTTATATTATTATTCAACTGTACTGCATGAACTCAGTCATTGGAGTGGAGCAAAGCACAGATTAAATAGAAACTTCTCACGCAAAAGAAAAGACTATGCGTTTGAAGAACTGATTGCTGAAATGACATCAGCATTTATATCAGCACAATTAGGTATTGCATCACAACCAACAGAAGAATGTATTACCTATATGAAATCTTGGATCGAAGCAATGAAAGAACAACCCAAGATACTTTGGGATGCCATATCACATGCCAAAGATTCAATGAATTACTGCAACAATTTACAGCAACTTAACCAAAAAAAGGTTGCGTAAAGTGTTGCATTAATGCAGTATAATACTATTAAACATAGCCAAGGAGGGCAAATAAATGCATCAAATTAAAATAAAAGATCAGAAGTTTTTAGCTGATTGTTTAGCTCATTCAACTGACGATCCACTTACTGTGATAAGGTTCATTGAAAAGTTCAGAGAACTTTATGCACACATCTATACTGGATCCCCATTATTTCAACTGGAAGTAGAAGCCAATGCTAAGCTGGATGCTCAAGCTGAGATAGCTATGAGTGAAGCGTATGATTGGGCATTACTTCAATCTAAAGATAGGAGAGTATCATGACAGCAAAAGTAATTGACATCAATGATCGAACTGAAAAGTTTGATCGTATGAAAATAGAAATTAACTGTAAAATTACTTTCGAAGATTCAGTTAGTAAAAATAATATTCATATTAACGAAGAAATGGATAAGCAAATAGCTTCAATGATGAAACTTATAGAAGATTATATGTCTGGATATAATCTGTCTATTGATCATGGTCATTACTCAGGACATCTAATCAATGAGCAATAGATTAGACTTGTCAATACTGCATTAATGCATTAGATTATAGATATGACACCATATATAGTATCATTAATAAAGTTATCTTCGGAACATCAGGTATCAATCCTTGAAGCGTTTAAGTTATCAGGTGTTCCGACGTCGACATATTATCGAGCAGTTAAAGGAGCAGAGTTAAAGCATCAGACAGCAGAAAAGATTGAAGATGCGATTTACACATTACAAGAACCCAGTGCCAGTAACAGACAACTGGCAAAAAATAATAAATGACTTGCGTAAATACAGAAATGCCAAAGGTATCAGCCAAGAAAATCTAGCTGGTGACATGGGCATTGAACCAAGTCTAATGCAGAAATGGGAAACATACAAGCGAGTACCCTCTGGATTTATGTTAGCATGCTGGCTTGATGCTCTCGAGTTAGGAATAAAAATTGAGAAACTCAAATAAAAGAAAAGGTACATACCACGAGCATTGGTGGACAGACCTCCTCAATAAATGGGGATGGAAAGCCAAGCGACAACCCATGTCAGGACAACTGGAAGAATTTCCAGGTGATATAATTATCCAGCTTGATAGGAAGAAGCTGATTGTCGAATCCAAATACCAGACCGATGGTAAAGGCTGGTCATTCATCAATAAAATTCTCAGAAAAAATAATAAGAAATACACAAAGGATATTCTTGTGATGAAACAAAGATCAGGTGAAGCCTATCTCTGTGTGAATATAAATAATAAAGCAGCACTCAAAATATTGAGGAGAATTGTATGAAAGAACAAGACAATGCAGAAGCATATAAAGATAACTATGTTTCCGATGCCTATCAAATCATAATATGGTGTTCAAAATGTGGAGCAGTTAATCAAGAAGAACACGATGACAAAGTATTCAATAATGATTGTACTGACGAAAATATAATCTATGCAATAGGACAATAAGTTTAGTAACACACCTCCTCTTGGGGAGGGGTGAGGTGTGTTACTAAACTAAACTATGAGGAACAAACTATGATAATTACTTACGAAGATTTTAAAAAACAAACTGGCCCTGACCCTGTTGATTTGTATTCATGGCTACTATGTCATGGGTTACATCAATTTGATGGTGACTTTATGGCTCGATTACTAGCAGATTATATTTCTGACCATCATTTATTTAAGCAAACATTAATCAATCACATGGTTGAACAAGGTTATCTAGTAACTGATTCAATAGATAATGAAGAAGATCATCGTATGATTAAAGATTATCAACAAGATCAAGATGAAAAAATAGGGAATGAGCAATGACTGATAGACAAGCAATAAAAATTATTGGTGAAGTTTTAAGAGACCATTGGGAAAATCATCTTAAAAAAGATACAATATTTGATCCAACCAAAGGTGACAGTGAACTTGAACAAGCATGGAATAAAATATTGTGGCTTCTATATATATATAATGGAATCATTAAATGAAAGTATTAATCGGTTGTGAAACATCAGGCATTGTTCGAGAAGCATTCATTGAACAAGGTCACGATGCTTGGTCATGTGATGTCCTCCCATCAGATGTACCAACAAACAGACATATCCAAGATGATGTACTGAATGTCTTGAGGTCAGACAACTGGGATATGTTAATGGTCGCTCACCCACCTTGCACAAGATTATGTAACTCAGGTGTAAGGTGGCTGAGTAAACCACCACCAAACAAAACACTTGAACAAATGTGGAATGAGTTAGAGAAGGGAGCAAAGTTATTCTCCTCTCTTCTCAATGCTGACGTACCAAGAGTGGCAGTAGAAAATCCAGTGATGCACAAACACGCAAAGCAAAGGATCGAAAACTACCAGCCATTCTCTCAAAGCATACAGCCTTGGCAGTTCGCCAATGACGACGACAGTGCTGACAATGTGAAGAAGAGAACTTGCCTATGGCTCAAGAACCTACCCAAACTCATACCAACTGGTACTGTTAATGGAAGTACAGCAAGAGATGAGTGCCATAAAGCACCACCATCCAAAGACCGATGGAAGATACGCAGTAAATTTTATCACGGCATTGCAAGGGCAATGGCTATTCAATGGGGAGATATGAACTACATATAAAAGAAACACCTCTCAGCTTTAGGAACTGAGAGGTGTAGAAACAGAGCTAAGGCTCTATCGAGAGGAACATTTAACTAATAACAAATGCATTAATGCATTACAAGAGGAAAATGAAATGAGTTTTAAAAGAATTAGTGCATCAATGGATGTTAATATAGTAGACAGCCTGGCTAAATGGGTGCTTGTTTCATTAGCGCACCATGAGAATAGTAACTCAGGTCATTGTTTCCCATCACTCGATAGGCTTGTAAAGGTAACTGGACTCTCAAGAAGCACAGTTATTCGATGCCTTAAAAAGTTAGTAGACTTAAAGCTAATCAAGAAACATCCTGATCGTGGCAAGTCTAATCATTATGAGTTTCTTTTTGAATATAAAGTTGTTCGATTTGAAAAGAACCAGTGTCTCACAGACACCCCACCAGTGTCAGAGAGACACCCTAATAGAGAAAGAATAAATAAAGACGTCGGCAGTGGAGTGCAAGAAGTTTTTGCTAATTGGTCTCCAAGTAAAGAACAACAACAACTATTAAACAATGAGTTTGGAGAAATAGATCATGACAAAGAAGTTATCAAGTATAAAAAATATTATGCCAAAGAACGTATCGCAGTTCCCTTCAACCACTATAGAAGCTGGTGCGCTAGAATACACCAGTTCGAATCTGTTGACCGATCAGGAAAGAAGATCAGCAGTTCAAACTCTGGTAACTCAAAAGCCTTTGGAAACAGAGAAACAGCTTCGCTCACAGATACAGTACGATCTATCCTATCAAATTAAATTTCAGGAAAGATACGATAACGAGTATGGAGTTATTGTAGATCATATTGATATTAATAACAGTGACCTAGATCAACTAAGTGAAGCATTAAAGACAGTGGTTAAGTCCTTAATGCCGTTAACGGATGATGAACTAACCAAACGATTAACAATTATGATGGCTGTTCAGGGTAAACAGAATATGAAACAAGATGATCTTGAATTAAAGATTAAATCCTTAATAAAGTTAATTAATTATGAGGATCAAATACCAGCCGATATCATCATTCATTCTATCAATCATCTAACCAGAGAAACAAAATGGTATCCAACTTATTCAGAGATCTATAAAGTTTGTGGGCATATGATGGATGTAAGAAAAAAGTTGTACCATGAACTGCATAAACGCATTAAATCACTTGCATATGACAAGCAAATAATGCATAATCGAACAACAGAAGAGGAGCAAACATCATGAATAGAAAAGGTTTCATCGGTGGTTCTGACGTCGTCAGGCTACAAGACCCTAGTAACTGGTATGAAATATGGGAAGTTAAAACTGGTCGTAAAAGAGCCGTCGATTTATCTGATAACCTGGCAGTACAAATGGGTGTGAACACAGAAGATTTTAATATCGAATGGTTCTTTAAAGAGATGGGTGATGCTGTCAAAAGACCAGAAGAAAAGCACAGAGAACATAAACAGTCTACATTTGAAAAACAATGTTGTGGTGTTCCATTAAAAGGAACATTAGACTTTGCTAATATATTAGAAAACTATATCATTGAATGTAAGCATACCTTTGAAGCTAACTCTATGCATCGTGTTCGTGAACAGTATATGCCACAAGTACAGACCTATATGTTTCTTAGTAGTATACCTCGATGTTATCTCTCAGTATTTTTTGGCAATAATAAATATGATTGTCTTGAGATAGAATATAATAGTGATTACTTTTATCAAATTATGGAACGAGTTGTTCAGTTCTGGAGTTATGTAAAAGATAACGAAGCACCACCAATGGGTGAAACCAAACTCAAAGTAGTACCAACTGATGACATTGTTATTGAAGGTAAGATTGCTCGTAACATGAGTGGCAATAACTATTGGGCAAATATTGTTGACCAGTATATCGAGAACAAACCATCACATGAATTATTTGAATTAGCAAAGAAAGAAATTCTCAATACCCTTGAGAGTAATGACCGATCAGTTTACTGCGACAGATTAGAAGTCATACGCAGTAAATCAGGTCGACGTAATATTAACTTAATCAATAACAAAGAGGATGTAGCATAGTACGCAAATACAACTACATCCTCTTTACAACTGTGCCAAGGAGTGACCAGTTATGAAACAAAATAACATAGTATCTAAAGTAGAACAACCACCGAAAGTACAAATCAAAAATGATTTGGCTATTGCTTTCCTAGCATTTCAAAAATTAAATATAAAAGTAGACAAAGATGCTACTAATCCATTTCATAAAAATAAGTATGCATCATTAGAGTCTTGTTTAAAAGCATGTCGAGAAGCCAATCAATTTGGTTTGATCCATTACTATGAAACAACCATAACAGAAGTTGGTAATGTAATTATCACTGCTGTAATGGAACATGCCATTACAAAAGAAAAGAGAATGGTATCAGTTCCAGTTTCTTGTAAAGACAAAACCAATCCACAACAATTAGGTGGTGGTATTACTTATGCCAAGCGATACTCAATACAAGCATTGTTTGCCCTTCCATCAGAAGATGACGACGGCAACGAAGCATCAGGGATTGGTAGTAAACCATCCACTGATGGAATCACAACCAGCAACCCATTAAAAAAATAAGGAGCAGTCTATGGCTGAAGAAAAACAATACGACGACACCGACAAAGGTGTTCTATGGAAACCAAGAAAAGACCAGACAATGAGAGGTGTCGGTAAAATAAACAGTTATGGAATTGATACCGATTCCATTCTTGTTCGTCAGGAAAATATGCAAGGTGAAGCATACTATGGATTGTACCAAAAGATAGGTACTATGTATCCTAGAGAAGAAGGTGCAAATGAAAACGCACCTAATTTTTCTGGACCATTCGGAGATAAAAGAAGAGTAGCTATGTGGATTAATACTAAACCTAACAGTGAAGAAACATATCTCAAGATACAAGTCCAAGACAAACAAGATAATAATATTGTTGATATGTCTGGTGAACCTCAAGTTGAAGATCAATCAGAAACACCACCAAAGGAAGAGATCAATGAAGAAACAATCCCTTTCTAGTTTAAATGATTCATCACAAAGCTATGTTGATATGCTTAACCTTTCATCTATTGATGATCTTACAAATAAACTAAGATCATTTTGTAGTAAGCAAGATCAGGATAGAATAAAAAGCAAAGGCATACTAAGGCAACTCAAAAAATTAAAGTTGCCTATTGTCACAATTTCTGGTGTAAAATTTCTTACACCTTATACAGTTGATAAATTTATAGAGGAGAAAACAGACCAAAAATAATTCTAAAGATTATTTATGGGGGATAATAGAATACCTTTCCCCCTTTTTTCTTTTATTTTTTTTAATTACAATAATGCATTAATGCATAGTGAGGTTATATATGACCAATCCATCCACAAAATTACATACACAAATGCATCAAAGATTTGTCGACGACCCCAAAGCTGAAAGCTTTGACAGTCATGGGAAATACTATCCAAAAGAAACATTTGTATTTAGAGCAGACTCACATTACGGCAACGGAACTCTCAAGCCAAAAGAAGATCTAGATCTATTTGACAGATCAAGAAGAAGAAGCCGTAAAAAAATAATGAACAGAGTATCAAAGGATAAAAGATATGAATAAATTTGCTGACACTGGTATCTACTGGATAGATACACTCTATGATTGGTGCGTTAATCTATTACTTTATTGGGCATTTATACTTGGCATCAGTTATGAAGAGATAAACATTTATCTGTTTGTATTTATCCTTCCAATCCTTCTCGTTCTTTCTTTAATACTAAACATCATTCTTATAAGGAAATTAAAATGATTGCAGAACTTGTTTGCTTGGCAACAGCTATTTATTTTGAAGCCAGAGGTGAACCTACAGTTGGTCAGATCGCTGTAGGTCAGGTTATCATGACTAGAGTTAACGACCATCGATATCCAAACACAGTATGCGATGTAGTTAAAGAAGGATACTACTACAGTTGGAATCCTGAAATACCAATCCCTGACCAATGTCAGTTCAGCTTTTGGTGCGATCAAAAAACAGAGAATATAGATGATCCTAAAGCCTATGAATGGGCAGAAGAAATATCCTGGGGATTATTAGAGGGAACACTCAACATGATTGACCTTACTGATGGTGCAACACATTACCATGCACATTATGTCATGCCTTCTTGGAGTCAAATGTTTACGCAGACAGTTAGAATTAACGACCACATATTTTATCGCAAAGAGATGGAATAATTACAAACCAATATCAACAATTAAAAGGAAACAAAAATGATAAATATTAGCTTCAAAAGCTTAAAACTATTTAATGAGTTTTTAAAAAGTAAGTCATTAACTCACACGATATTTAAATTTACTCCAGACCTAGCAGAGCATATTTTAACTAATTTAAATATTGGGAATAGAAATGATAAGCCAACAAAAATTAAATTATATAAACAAAGTATGTATAATAATAATTGGGAACTTAATGGAGAAAGTATAAAGTTTGGATATGATGGTCTTTTAAAAGATGGGCAAAATAGATTAAAGGCTTGTATGCAAGCAAAGCAATCTTTTGAAAGTTGCGTTCATTTTGGTTTAGACCCTAAGTTTTTTCTTAACTTAGATACTGGTGTAAGCAGAAATGCTGGTGATGTATTTAAAATAATGGGTATTCGTTATTACGATAAAGTTCCTAATGTTCTGAGATTAATAAATGCTTGGGAAGAAGGTAAATCAAGTACTAGATCTTGTACTCTTCAGAATAAAGACTTACAAGCAATCTACGAAAATGATACTGATATTAAGTTACTAGAAGAATCAGTTAAAGTAGGCAGAAGATTAAAAAATAAATATCCATTATCTCATTTGGCTACCTTACATTACATTGCTAATCAAAAGGGACACGATAAAGTCATGTCTAAGTTTATTGATGACTTAGATATATATTCAACATTGGGTGCTTTATCACCAATTAGACAAGCATTGTCTGCAATACAAACAATGAAAATGGATAGGATTCCTTTATCATCTCATCACTATTCAATAATTTTAACAAGAGTATGGGATTGTTATTTAAATAAAAAAAGATTTGTTAAAGATAATATGATTATTAAAAGTGATAGCCTAATCACACCAATAAATTAATCAAAAAATACTGGTGAAAAATTATGAAAGCTAAAGAAATATTGCAACAAGCACAAGATGCCGTCGACGACAGACAAAATCATTATGGTGAACCACAAGAAATGTTACAAAGATTTGCCAAGATCACATCTTTGATACTTGGATACACAGTTACCACTCAACAAGCTGGTGTTATTCTGATGGGATTGAAGATTTCAAGACTGATTGAGAACCCAAATCACCTTGATTCTATTGTCGACGTCGCTGGTTATGCTGGAGTGTTGGGTCAGGCTGTTATTTCAGAGAATATCAAGAAAAACGGCTCGTTATAAGGACTCTCAGAGGGGTGAAACAAACCCTCCGTGTGTGATTGTAGCTAGGAAACTGACCTCATACGTTCAACGAGTCTCCTAGCACGATTTGGCACTTGCTTGTACCATTTCGATTGAGTCATCTGGACTGATGCTTCAAACCAATCCCCATCCTTGATAGCTTGTATCATTTTCTTGAATTTTTTATAGCGAGGTCGACCGAGATTGAACATCATGTTTGCAGATATCCTTTTTACTTCTTCTGGAAGTGCATCCCAATCTTTATAAACCTTTTTACAATCATCAATCGTTATCTGAATATCTTGTTCGAATAATTGATCGCATCTTTCATGGGATATTGTTTCACCAACATCCATTACCCACTCATCATCGGTAGTAACTATCCAATGTCCGATTCCACATGTACGATAACCAAGATGATCATTATAGATCTCTAAAGATTTTCCTTCGTCGAGTGCTATCTCTTCTCTTAATTGATTAATATTCATTTCATCTTCTCCAAAAAAAGTTCCTGTATAAATTAATTTTCCTAATTGCTCATCAAGATCACAATCATTCATTTCATCTTTTCCAATACTCTATCAATTTTTTCTTCTAATCGATTGATCGATACTGTTACATCATCTCTCTTGGCATAATCTTCTCTGGTCTTGTTCAGTAATATGTCTATTCTTTTTACTTCCCTTGCCTGAGATCCTAGAAACCATCCACCACCCATAACAACCAAAGCAATTAATCCATCAATAATATGTACCAAGTCCATCACTTCTTATTCATTAGTTGCAATCCAGTTTTACCAAAGCGATAACCGAATGAACTCCCAATACAAATATATAAACAAGTTGAGAACCAGGAGGGAGTATTAGCATTTAGGAAATCAAACCCTTCCTTTACATAAGGTTGAGTATAAGGAAGAAAACAAGCCACAAGAATGCCACCAAAAATAATAGTCCAGAACTCATCCTTCCAACTCCCAGCCATTTGATTAGTTAGGTTTTGTTCCATCAACATGGAACTGGTTGCTTCGGTTTCATAAACCTTGGCTTCAGCTTTAGCTCTGGCTACCTTGACATCTGTTTCTGCTTTGGCTTTATCAACTTTACCTTGCATCCATGTACCAGCTAAACTAGATACTGGACCTATCAGTTGTCCTATAAATCCAAACATTATTTCTTACCTTTAAAATATTTTACTTCTTTAATTGTCTTTATCTTCATCAGTCGTTTGAGGAATGCAATAGGCTTTGACCCAGATCTTATCGCCAGCCAAGGACTGCGACCAGTTTTGCGCACCGATCTTGTAAGCGTATCTAAGACACGTGTCCATATCACTGAAGTAGACACTTTCCTGAACCGTTCCTGAAAGAAAAATTATCAATACCCATATCAACTAGACTTCCCCATGAACAATCCCAAAGCTACAGCTTGTGCCGACGTCAACACACTAACCATCCCTGACTGCTGTAAGGTAGGATTCTCTAACCCCATATACCAGAACACAGTCGAGTAAGTTAAATACATATAAAGAAGAATTAATGCTCTGGGTATAACCTTAAATGAATCAATCGCATGTGACCAATCCTCAACTATCTTGGTCATAGTTGTCACTAGTCTGCATCCTCCAACGCTGTGACTTTAGCTTCTAATGTTTCTATTCGTGCCATTGCTTCTTGTAAGGCTTTGACTGCTTTCATATAAAGAATAGAGTAACTTACTTTTTTTACATTATCCTTTACTTCTTTAACATCACCAATCTGTTTAGTAGAAGGAGTTTTAATATCTCCTACTTTTTTATCTTCATTTTTTACAGCCGAATCATCACTAGTGTATAAAACAGCATTTTGAGTTTCAGCATCATCTTTAGTATACAAAGTTCCAAACTCTGAACTATGTTTTATATCGCTAGGTTCTGGTGGTGTTTCTTTAATTAATTTTGGACTTACTGTTTCTAGTTCTTGTGCGATTACACCAATTTGCGACCATGCTTTATCACCATACTTTTCAACATCATCTTTCTTTTTAAAATTTCTAACTTTTACTGCTTTAATATCATTCCATTGAGAATTAGCATCTGTAATATCTTGTTTAATTCTTTCGTCAGATAAAGAACCAAAAGAGTTATCGTGATTTGCCATATCACCATCAGAAAATATTTTAAATTTATTATTTGAACTAGCTTCTCCAGCTAGAAAATAGGTAGTGTTATTATCAGCATCAGCACCAGTAAAATTAATTCTCATTCCATATGGATTTGTGCCATTAGCATTATTCATTTCATAAACTAACCCACCACTATTATTACCATTTTGAGCAAATGCTCCATATTGATTTATGCTAAATTGGTCTGTTGCTCCAACAAGAAAATGCATTTCGTCATCTCCATGATGATAATAAATAACACCAACATTAGAATCGGCAGGGTCACCAAAAGCAATTTGTAATAATGAACTAGCGTCACCATGAATTGATATACCACCACCATCTTCACCTGCATTAGTTTCTACAATTAAATTATTATAAGCATGATATCCATCACCAGCAGCAGCACCACTATCTCCTTGTTTAATATGTGTAACAATATTACCAGTAGTGGCAGGAACTGTTCCTATACCAACTACATCATTACCACCATCAACAAATACCATATTGGCATTACCATTTGACTCAACTCTAAAGTCTACATCAGCAGAATCCTCATTAAATACTGCTCCACCATCTTGAGTTAAAGCACCATCAATATCTACAACATCTAAGTTAGCTGTGCCATCAACATCTATGTCACCAGAT